GGACCGGGGATCTCGCCGCCGCTGGGGTCCTTGGGATTCTTGACGGTGGGCGTGCTGGGCGTGCCAACGAGACCGCCGTGCTGCGCGCCAAGCGTGGCGACGAGCTTGTCGCGCTGGCTCGTGTCAGGCGGCGCCGCAGTTGGGGCAGGATCCCAGGGTGCTGGAATACTCGTCCCCGGCCACGGCATCAGTGCAGCCTCATCACGCGATTGTGCGGAAGTGTAACGCCGCAAAACAGGGCGCGAGCCAGGGAGTTGGCTATAGTCGGGGGCCCGGCCCGGTAAAGGGGCCGAACCACCACACAACGAAGGGTTATCTTCGCTATGCAGTTTCCATCGTATCGGCGCCTGGCCGTTGCCGGCACCACGCTCGCCGCCGCGGTCGCTATGTTCGCCATTCCCGCCAGCGCCTCGGCGCAGACATGCACCGTGTGCTTGTCGTCCTCCGGCGAGGTGTACACACAGAGTGGGTCAAGCGTCATGCCCAACACCTTTCCCACGACTACCGACTACTACGGCGCTGCCGGGCAGCGGCTCGGGTACAGCACGTCCTATGCACCACCGGCGAGCACCTTCCCCACGACGACGAATTACTACGGGTCCGCAGGTCAATCGCTCGGCTACAGCACCTCGTACGGGAACCCGTAACTAGCCGCATATGAAGGTATGGCTGTTCATCGGACTCTTCGTCCTGGTCATCCTTCTCCTGGCATTCGCGACAGCACCATCCTTCGCCCACTGCACCGGGATAGAGACGCCTGGACGCTGCCTGGACTACCGCATCGGCGGGCAAGGCTGAGATCATCGCTTAGGCACCGGCGCACGCTCCCCAGACTGCGCGCCGCCGGCTGTGCGTGACGGCAAGGGCGCGCGGGTGGTTTGTGGAGCAGCGAACCCGCCACCTGCGCCTCGGGCGCTGCTATAGCGCGGGTTGAGACCGGCCGCCGCCAGCCCAGCCGCCACAGCCGGATTCAGCCCGCCCTGCAGGGTCGACTGCAAGACCTGTGAGACGCCGATCGGCGCGACGTTTTCGCCCAGCGCCACCGGCCCAGCCTTCGCGACTTGAAACGGCGGCCTGCCCGCGGCACTCAGCGCCACGTCAAGGCCGGCGCCCACCGGTGCTGACAGCCGATTGACGATGAAGTTGGTCGGCGCGGTCGCACGCTTGCTTGGATCGGTGACCTCCGTATTGGCCAGGTTCAAGTAGGCCTGGACGTTGCCCGGCAGGATGCCGAAGTGCAGGTAGCCGCCGTTCGGATTCTGCAGCTCGACTTCGAACTGGTGGCCCGGCTGGTTCTCGAGCGTCGAGTGGCCGCTGAAGGCGTAATTGGCGGCTTCGGTGGCGACCATCATGCCGCCGATGGTCTTGGCCAGAAAGCCGGCGCGCACGCCGCGGCCGTCGCCACCGAAAATGGCCGAGCCGAGCTGACGAACCGTCGCCTCGTTCCAGTCGGAGGCCATCAACGTCAGCCGCTGCGCGTCCAGGAGCGTCGGATTGCGGCCCATGGCCGAGTAGTTGAGACCACCGAAGCGCTCGTTGACGACGGTCGCCGCCTGATTGGCATCCATCCCGCCTTTCGTCAGCGCCTCCCAGGCGGTGGCTTTCGCGAGCGGGACCGCGCGGTCCCAGAGCGCTGACTGGAGCATCTCGGGGACCGTGCCGCGACTCCCGAGCGGCACACCTGCCAATGCCAGACCCGCCAGGCCACCTTTGGCGGCGTTCGCGCGCGCCTCCTCTTCCGTGCCGCCGGTCAACTTGGTCTCGGTGTAGCCGGCCGCGGCGCCGCCCGCGCCCGAGACACCACCCGCGACGACTCTCCGCCACACCGCGTTGCCGATCTGCGAGCCCACGTCCTCGGGACGCGCGTTCTGGGCCAACCCGGTGACACCCGCTCGCGCCGCTGCGTCGAAGGTGTCCGCCATGCTGCTGCGCAGACCCTGAGCGAAAGTGTCGCTGGCGAAGGCGCGCGCATAGTTAGCGAGCGTCTGGGGTGAGGTAAACGCCGCGTTGAGGGCCTCGGTCAACGTGTGAAAGTTCGACAGCGAAAAGAGCGTGCCTTTGGCGGTGCCGATCGTCTTCAACACGGCGCTGCCCAGCGGGTTGGCGGCGATGTCCGACATGTCGGTGACGGCTTTGATGGGCGCGACGACGTCAGGACTGAAGGCGTAGTTGGCCAGATACGTGTTCGGGTTATCGGTGACGGTCCGGAACTCGCGCGGCGCATTGGCGATCGGCGCGGCCTTGCCCTGCGCTTGCAGGTTGTCGACCAGGGTCCGCGCGGCCTGGTCGCGCAGCTCGCCGCGGACCTGCTGCACCTGGTCGGCCACGGCCGGAATGTCCAGGCGCGCGCCCGCGCTGCGCATCTGATTTTCGGCCATCACCTGGGCCGCGTCGGATTGGCGACCGACCATATTCGCGTAATTGCGGAGCACCCCGGCCGTATCGGTCGGCAGGTTTTCCACGGGGCCCAGCGCGGAGGCGACGAGTGAGCCAAAGCGTGAGGCGGCGGCACCTGGCGCACCAAGGATGCGGCCGACGAGTCCCGGCCGCGTGGGTGCAACCGTGGCCGTCACGCGGGCGTTGGGTGTCTCGACGGTGACCGGGGTGCCTGGCGTGGCGCGTGCACCCTCCAGGGCTTGCGCGGCAGCCGCCGGTGCCGGTGGAACTGGCGCCCGGCCACTGGTCAGCGTCTCGAGCGGCGGACCCGTGGGACTGGTCGTTTCGGGCGCAGCAGTTGGCCCTGGGCCGGCCTGTGCCGTCACGGCCTCCGGTGTGGTCGCTGGCGAAGGCGTGGTCGGCCTCTCCGGTGGGACCTGCAGGCGTCCGTCCGCCGGGTCCGCTGTTGCAGCTACCGTCTTGATCCTGGATCGGACGTCGGCGCCCATCTGTCGGATCGTCGCGTCGGACTCGCCGGGGAATTGGTCCCGCAGGAAGTCCATGAACTGCGCATCAGCTTTGCTGGGCGTCTTCTGAGCGACAATGTACAGCGCCTTTTCGGTGTCGCTATTGAACTGCAGCTGGAAGCCCTTGGCGCCGTAGTTGTACCGGGGGTCCGACTTGGCCAGCGCCGTCGGCAGAGTGGCCTCGGCCATCGGGGGGGTGCTGGTCGGCGCCGTGAACCCACTGGTTGTCCCTGGCGGCTGCGGTGTTGCAGCTGGCTCGAGTGGCGGGCGCTCACGCGCCATGTTCTGCAGGCCAGTCACCACGTCCGTGGCCGACTGCTCCGGCAACGGCGCCGCGAGGGGGCCACTGCCCGGACGCAAGCTGGCCGCAACTTCCGGTTCGAGGGTCGGCGCCGTCGACGGTGTCCGCAGCGGATTGTCGGCCACCCACTGGCGGAGTGTGTCGTTGATGTCCGAGCCCGCTACACCCGCCTGAGTCTGGGCCTGAACGAAGTCGCGCAGGCCCTGTTGGACCTCTTCCGGGTACTGCTGGATGGCCGTGACCAGGTCCGGCACTGACATCCGCTGCGCACCCCCCGGTTGCGACGCAAACGTTGACGCGAAGGCTTCCTCCGGCGGTCTGAGCACGTCGTAGGCGCCGAGCGCACGCGACAGCGCGGCACCCGCCACTTGAGGAACACCCCGCTGGGCTGCGCCCACGACCTCAGGGATCGCTCGCTCGAGCGCAACCGGTCCGACGACATTGGCAACCTGACCAAGCACGCGCGCCGAGTCCGGGTCCATACCCCCCGCCGTCAGACCGGCCGAGACGGCCTGGCTGATGTCGGCCTGCGGACCGCCCGCCATCGGCTCGACCGCGCGCTGCGCCAGGTCGAACGTGCCCTGCACAAAGCGGCCCCAGTCCTGGTTCCGCGCAGCGTCGACGTTGTCCATGAACTGCTGAAACTCGCTGGGGCGGTTGACGTATTGCTGACGCTGTTGCTCGATCACGTCCGCGGCTGCCTGGCCGCCACGTGCGACGGATGCGAGATCGGAGACACGCCCAGCACCGAACGGCAGCGGTGCCTGACCAGCCAGATCGGCACCCTGATTCAGGAGTGTCCACGCCGAACGGCCAGCCTGTCCGAGCGTGTCGACTACTTGCCCGGCAGCCTGCCCAGCGACCTGTTGCACGGCGCGCTGCGGATCAGCCAGCGGACTCGCCGCGGGCACCTGCGGGTTGTCGACGGCCATGCCACCCTGGAGCTTGCCCATGCGCGCTTCCATCTGGTCGGGCGTCATCCACTCGCCGCCACCCTTCAGGTCGGTACCACTCGAGCCGACGTGAAACGCGCCGGTGTTCGGGTCGTACCCATCTGCGGTGAAGTAGTGACCGGTCGTGCTGATGGTCACCGGATTGCCAGAGCCGGCTTCTTTGGCCAGCGCCTGCCAGTCCGCGCCCACCATACGGTGCGGAATCTGCATCTTGTCGAAGAGCTGCGACTCAGAGTTGAGTCCCGCCATGCCGCCCTGCGGAGTCCAGCCCACCTGAGCGGCCAGGTCGGTGGCCTCGCGCAGGGTCGGCTGACGCCCCATCATCGTCGCGAAGCGCACGGCGGCCGCGGGCCCGCACGCGGCGTAGGCTTCCGCCGCGGTGAGCTGCTTGTCGCCGAACTGACTGATCGCCGGCAGCGCATTGCTCGCGGCTTGCTGCGCGCCCTGGACCGCCTGCTGCGCGCCCTGCTGGACGGTCTGCACCACGTTCTGCGCGCCCTGTTTGGCGTTGCCGAGGATGTTCTGGACGTAGCGCTGTGTCTCCGCGTAGGGTGGCACGCCGTCGTACTGCGCCACCGCACCTGGGCCCGCGTTATACGCCGCCAACGTCTTGGACCAGTCGCCGCCATACTGCGCCAGGTGCTGCGCGTCCATCTTCGCCGCGGCGTCCAACGCGGCATACGGGTCGGTTGGATCGATGCCCATGCCCTGCGCCGTGCCAGGCATGAACTGGGCGATGCCGATGGCACCGGCGGGCGACTTCGCGCTGGGATTGAAGCCGGACTCTTGCTGGATCTGGGCAGTGAAGATGTCGGGATCGATGCCCGCTTTCTGCGCCGCCTGACGGGCGTAGGCCTGCAGATCGCCACCTGGTTGGACCTGGTCCTGCAACTGCTGCGGCGCTGGCTGCTGCTGTTGGAACGGTGGCTGGTTGAGCGGCTCGAGCTGCTGCACCACGTTCTGCTGGGCGCCCTGGAGGTTCTGGAGTTGCTGCGAGCCGAAGTCCTGTAACCGCCGCGTAATGTCTTGCAGCCCACCGCCCTGGTCCAGCGTCGTCATCTGCGGTTGCTGGGGTTGCTGCTGGGGTGGATTGAGAGCCTGCAACTGCTGGCTCCCGAAGTCCTGCAAGCGCTGGGTCACGTCCTGGAGCGCCTGGGTGCCGCCCCCTCCCGGCGCGAAAGGGGCCTGCTGATTCAGTTGCTGCGCCTGCTGCATCAGCCCGTCGCCGTAGTCCTGGAGCCGCCGCTGGGCTTCCTGGGTGGCGTCGTCGAGCAGCAGGAACGGCATCAGGCTGGTGGTGGCGGGGCGTTCCCGGACGCTGGCTCCGACGGAAGCATGCCCGGGGGAGGCTGTGGCACCGGCGGCGGCGCGAGCGGCTGGGGCATCGGCGCTGCTGGTGGCACGGGTGACTGGGGCGGGACCTCCGGTGGCGGGACTTCCTGGGCCGTCGGGTAGGTCGACTGCAGCGCCTGTTCGGGTGGCTTGGGCAGCGGCACGTTCGCCTTGGCCGCCTTCGGCAAGGGTGGCTCCGGTTGGATCTCCTGACCTGGTGGCATGCTCACGCCGAGCCGCTGCATGCTGGCCAGGAACTGGACCGGGTCGCGCACAGCTTCCTGCATCAGGTAGCTGCGGTCCTCGGTGGTAAACGCCTGGCGATACCGCTCGTCGAGCTGCTCGTTGCTGACCCGCGACACGTCGCCCTCCTGACCGCGGAAGATCTGCTGGCTGATGGAGTACGCGTCGTTGGTCACCTCGCGGGTCATCGAGTCGCGCAGCGCGTTGGCGTCGGTTTGATTGTTCGGCATCAGCGGCTCGCGAAGTACACGACCGCGCTCATGACCAGCACGAACAGGACGAACAGCAGGATGACGGTGCGCGCGTCGACATCCACTCCCTCACTTCTTGCCGACGCCGATGCCGGGAAACTTGCGCTTGACCGCCGCACGTACCTGAGCTTTCTCCGCACTCGAGCCGTGCTGGGAGACACGGGCCAGCGCGTTGCGCGCGTGACTGGCGTCCGGGATCGGGTACGAGCCACTGCCTTTACCGCCCTTGCCCTCGCCCTTGCCTGGCAGCGCGAAGCTCGAGCTCTTCATCTGCTGGCGCCCTTTGGCAGTGAGCTTGGCCATCACTTCTTGCCTTTCCGTGCCGCGCGGACCGGCACGCCGCGCTTGCGGTCGAGCGCGTTGTCCTTCTTGCTGCCCTGTTTGATGCCAGCCTTCTTGTCCGCGGCGGCATCCTGGGCCTCGGTCCACTTCCTGGCCATTACTTGGTGCGGATGCCGTTCGGCGGTCGGGTCACGGCGTTGGGCAGGTTGCTGGTCTGGACGGTGTTACCGGCCGGCAGGGGCCCGTTTGGACCAGGACTGTGCGTCGGTCCGCCGATGCAGCTCGTCTTCTGACCACCGTTGAACGGCGGATGCTCTTTGCCACTGGGTGGGGTGAACTTGGCCATGCTCAGACTCCTCCTGCTCCTGGTGCGCCGACGTTCTGCGCGGCGCCCTGCATCACCTGCTGACCAGGTGGTGGTAGCGCGCCGGTTCCATTCGGCGCGGTGGCGAGCGCGGCCAGGTCCGGGACGCCACCTGCGCCCGGTCCACCGCCTTCGAACACACCCGGTGCCATTGGCTTGGGTGGTGCAAATGGACCGCCTGGGCCCATGTTGCCGGTGACTGGCATGACGCCTTTCGCGGCCAGGGCCTGCGCCTGTGCCGCGGCGCCGAGGATGTCGCCGCGGCCGGCGAACTGGAAGATCTGCTGGTCCAGCCACTTCTGGTACTCGGGCGACTGGCGGATCCGGTCGCGCGCCTTGCTGCGGCGGATCTCGTCGGGATTGTCGCCCAGGTATTCCACCGCCTCGTCGCTGCCCCAGGTGCCGGCCTGCAGACGCTCGTGGGCGTAGCGCGCCTTGATCAGGTCGTCGGTGGGCAGCTCCTGCTTGACGTCCCAGCGCAGCTTGACCGGACGCTCGAAGTCCGCCGGCCCGAGGCCGATGTAGCCCGAACCGGACTTTGCCGCGCTGCCGGAGTAGCCAACCCAGATCTTTTCCTGGACTTTGTTTTGGGCCAGGTCCCAGAGTTTCTCGGTCTGGCGCTTGAGCAGCTCCTGGATATTGTTGACGATCGGGCCCACCCGCACGCGCTGGTACTGCAGCACCTGGCTGATGGCGAAGCCGGCGCCCTCCATACCAGTCAGGGTGGTGACGCGTGGCGACTCGAGCTCGCGAATCGCGGTGTCGACGAGCGACATGTGCTTCTCGAGCGTGGTCGCGTCGGGGTACTGGATCCGCGCGAGCTGGCGACCAGGGCCCAGGTTGATCACCTCGCCTGGCAGCGGCCCGGGGTCGCGGTCGCGCGGCTTGCCGTCGTCGCCGATGACCGGTGCCGCGGACGAGTCGCCATATGTCACTAAGGGACTCAGTAAGTCTCTCGCGACATATTGCGCGTGCATTGCACGTAAATATTGTCTGTATTGGACCAGCCACAGTTTGGTCTGACTGACGCCCCAGCCCACCTTGCGGTTGCGCCAGAAGTTCATCCATAAACCAGGCGCGAAGTCGTAGGGGAGGAAGCCGTAGTTGTGGCGGAACTGCTTGACGATCGCTCCGGTCGGCTCGTTGTGGCGATTGGTGCCGGTGACGCACCAGGATGCCCAGGTTTCGTCCCAGTGCTCGAGCATGGTGATGCTGGTCGGCAGGATTGGCCGCTGGTTGGCGCCGAAGCTGTTTGACGCCTGGGCCTGGCCCATCTCCTCGGGCACGATGTTGCCGTCCTCGTCGAAGCCCAGGCGGTAGCGGCGGAACGTGGTGCGCACCGGACGATCGGTGACTTCGATGACCTCGCACACGCGTCCGCCCATCGTGTCGGGGTAGATCGCGCGCGCGTCCACGAATTCCCAGGCGAACGGAGGACCGCACTGCTTCTTCACGTCCTCGGTGGCTTTGTCGTAGTGCTGCCACGCCTCGGCGCTTTCGCCGGGATTGGGCACCGGGTACGCGTAGCGTTTGTCCCACGCGTCCGGCAGGAACAGGATCTTGCTCCATGCACCGCCGTCGTTCAGCGCCGCGTCGGTGATGAAGCTCATGGTGTCCATGCCTGGCGTCCTGGAGCCGCACTGCCACAGTGTCTCCTCGGTCCAGTGCTCGCGCTGGCTCGCCGCGGTCTGCGCCGTATCCGACTCGCCTCCATCGAGGTGCAGCTTGGGCCGCTCGAGCGTGAGCATCGCGGTTTGCTGAAAACCTTCTTCGCTGACGTCCGGATCCCGCGGATCCACGTTGACGAGCGTGTACTTCTCGTCGGCGCCCATCATCGCCGGGATGCGCATCTCGCGCTGCGCGCGCGCGGTGTCGATCTGGACGTCGTCGCGCCGGTACCGATCAAACATTTCTGTCTGGAGCTCGGACAGGTATGTCGCGCTCGGCGGATCGTCGGCCACGCCGCGCTCAGTGTAGCCCGTGAAACATCGTCGTGAAACATTGAGCCGGCTTGCTGTCGTGGCACTGCACGTGCGGTAGTGTTGGCTCATGAGCCAACCACAACAACCAGAGCCGCGGCGCCAGACGCCAGAAGAGACGATGGCCCGCATGGCCGGCGTGCCGAAGACGCCTGACGAGATTGAAGACGAGCAGAAGACGCTCGAGGACGAGCGCAACCAGAACCTGCAGCGCAACGCCGGTGTCCAGCCCAAGACTGACACGCCCACGTCGGCGCCGGCGCCGTCCAGCAAGCAGACCACGTCCACGTCAGCGCAGACCACACCCAAGACCTAGCGCGAGAAGGCGTAGCTCGAGCGCGTACTCACCGCGGGACGTATCGTGCCGAGCCACGCCAATGCGAGTGCGATGACGGTGTCGTCGTGTGCGCCGCCTGGTGCGCCATAGCGCAGGATGCCGCTCGGTAGCCGCTGCGCTTCGTAGGCCAGCAACTCGGACGTCTGCACCTGGTCGTCGAGCAGCGCCAGGTCGCCGTTCTCGATGGCCAGGCTGAGGGCCTGGATGGCCGCGGCTTTGGTGGCGTTGGTGGCCAGCCAGGGCTGCATCGGTAGCGCGCGGCGTGAGTCGCCGATCATCCTCGAGTAGCCCTGCTGCAGACGCTCGACGATCGGGTTGCCCATCGCGTTCGTCTCCGCCACGATCGCTCGAGGCTGGTACAGGTCTGCCCAACGATGCAGGCGTTCGGCCTGGAACTCCCAGTCCAATTGGGTGAAGCGGTCCACAGCCACCTGGCTGTTGGTGCTTGCGTCCAGGACGCTGATGACCGTGAAGTCGTTACTGCGGCCCCAGTCGACGCCGAAGACATACACGTGCCCCTCGCGCGGCGGCTCCGGCTGCAGGTACGCCACGCTATCCACACCGCGGAATACGCCGCCGCCTTCGAACACCAGGAACTCGGCCAGGTACTCCTGGGCAAACACCCGTTCGGGCAGCTCGGCGCGCGCCGCCTCGATCTCGCCGCGGTCGATGAACGGGTTGACGCTGGTCGGCATGCGCCAGGACGCCCACTGGTCGCGCAGTGGATCCTGGCCGAGCTGGTACAGGTCATAGAACGCATTCAGGCCGCGGGGTGTGCTCAGGAACCACGCGCCGCCGCGCAAGTCGGCGAGCGTCGGCCGCAGCGCCTGTTGCCAGATGTCCACCAGGTTGCGCACGATCGCCGCCTCGTCGATGACAATCTTGGCGTACTTGCGTCCGCGGGCCGGGTTCTCGTCGTCGAGCGACCAGCACTCGAGCGTGCCGCCGCTGATCAACTCGAGGCGGTGGTCCTGCTCGCTCTTGATGCGGATCACTTCGTTGAGCGTGTGTTTCACTTCGCGCCAGAACTCGGCCAGCAATTTGTACGTTGGAGCGAAGTAGCCCACCGGTTGCGCGTGAATGGCATCCTCGGCGAGGACATTCAACGCGAGCGTGGTCTTGCCGGTGCGCCGCCCCAAACATGCCACATTGAACCGTTTTGCATGGGCGAGGATCTCACGCTGCGCCGGGTGTGGCTCCAGCAGTCTGACGCGTGGCATTCACTCCAGCGCAATCCCGTTGTGCGGCACGTCGAAGACCGTCGCCGGCGCGCGGCCGACGTACTCCACTTCGATCACCTGACGGCCGTCAGTGGTCACCT